TCGCCATACCAGTATCATTCGTGGATGAGAAACCGAAATTTCTCACGGTGAGAGACAGGAGATTTAAAGATTGGATTTTCGTCACGGGTGGGTGTAGACGTAAAGAAATATTTAACCCCCTCCGTTGCGCTCTCAGGGAACTCGAGGAGGAGACACGGGGGACGGTGTCATTAAAATCAGGTGAATACACTGACTATGTTTTTTCAGTTAAAGAAAGTCCACACGTCGAACTCGTGTATCACGTGTTCGTCTTTTTTGTGAGCTGGACGAAAAACGAACAACAACAACTCGTGAAAAAATTTTATGATGAAAAACAAAAAACAAATTTAAAAAAAATAAATAAACAACCATACAAAAAAACATATGATGAAAATGATTACATGACCTTCGACACGTTGAGTGAATTCAACGCAAAGAAAAATTGGTCACTCATCGAACAAAATATTATTAAAAATCCGGAATTCTACAGCTGCATGACTTCTTTGCATAGAAAAAAGTTTTCAATAAAGTAGATATGAAATCTAAATCATACATTTTAATGCAAATCCAAGAACTTTACGTAAACAAGAGGGGCTATTACCCGTACCAGGCCGAGATGGAAGTAGAAAAAATTAAAGATAAAACGGTGTACGAACTCCTCACCATTAAAAAAGAACTCGCGGAGAGTGAAAATAATTCGGACATGAGCTGTCTCCACTGGTTTAGAGATGAAACACGCTTTGATTGTAACTAGAATGTTCCGTCAATGGTGCACCAGGGAAGGGTTTATGAATTCACGAAATTTGTCGCATGTGCTGATGGATGGGGGATGTCTCAGCGTGCCAAGCGACAAATTGTCGTCATTCAACGACGCGTACATCGCGGCGTGTCTTCGCGGAGAGAAAGTATACGTCGTCGAACAGAAAACGTCCACGTACAACTTCTTTTGTGATATCGATTACAAAGACACTGAACCACTCTCGGTAGAGGAGATTCAGGATATTTGTAAAATCATATGTGATAAAGTGCGTCGTTATGGGGGGAAACGATGTCTCGTGTCCGTCGCGGAACCTAAAAAAGTCGACAGCGAGAGGTGCAAAACAGGTGTGCACATGAATTGGCCTGATTTTCCCGTGAATCAGGAGACGGCCATCGCGCTCAGAGAACACATATTAGTGGTGCTGTACACGGCAAAGGGTGGTGTGGATTGGAACGAAGTCATAGATTGTTCCGTGTACGGAGATTTAGAGCGCGGTTCGCGGGGGAGTGGATTTCGTCTCCCGTGGTCACACAAGAAGGCGAAGTGTTTAGAGTGCGTTGGGAAAGGGTGCGCGCACTGCGACAACTCTGGAAAAATCACCCAAGGCATGTATCTTCCGGTGTTTATTTACGACGAAAGTAAAAAAATATCACCGACGAGCCCAGAACCGACGAATGAGCTCCTCTACATGGCGACGATTCGCACGGACGTCCAGGAATCGGTGAAAGTCGAACCACCCACGAAAGCCATCAAAGAGGGGACATTCACAAAGATTCAAACAAAAGATGAATTGAATGATATTGAAACGCAGGCACATTTGGAAATTTTTATACAAAAAAACATGGAGGGTCAGGGAACTGCAAAGGTCACAAAAGTTTTTAAATATAAAAATACCTATCTCGTGTCAACGACATCTCGGTATTGTGAAAACTTGGGGAGAGAGCATGGTTCAAATCACATTTGGTTTTACATCAATGGAAACATAATCACACAAAAATGTTTCTGTCGATGTGAAACAATCAGAGAAAGACGCGATGGATTCTGTCGAGATTTCGTGGGCAAACGATACATTCTCACACCAAAACTGGTAAAAATGATTTACCCAGATGGTGTCGTCTGTCAGCCGTGTCACTCGATGACACCACCACCGACTTCCGATGAAATTATTTCCACAGAGGAATTCGAACAATTCATACGACGTTATTTCAAGGGACACGAGGAAACAAAAGTCATCCGTGTACAGAAAAATAAAATTTTGACCAATAACAACTTTTGTGAAATGTTTGGAAAAGCGCACGGACAGATGTGCTTCGTGGTGGACAAAAAGGGATACATAAGTTTGGGGTGTCCATGCAAGGATAAAAAATCCTTTAAATTGCTTCCATCCATGTTTAAAAAAATAACAAAGTAAAGTAGATGGCGATAGTTCTAGTCGGTGTTATCGGATACATGGCATACATCCTGAGTGGTGCCCCTGTGTCGTGGTCACAGGAAGAAGAAGACATAAAGAAGGATGCATTAAAGTATTCTGGAATAAATCCAGATGAGTTTAAACTATTCGGTGAAGAAATGACTTTGGCGGAAGAATTTATACGCGAGAAGCCGCGACAGGCCGCGACGCACCTGTACAGGGCGTTGGACCATTTCGAAAACCTAGGAACGCACAATCATTACGACGTACAAGAAGAAATTCACGAAATAGCCGTACGAATGGCTCTCGCCGTTGAGAGAAGTATTTTAGATAGTGCTTTAAAAAATGGAATAAATTGGACGCCAAGATACTTAAACAATACGCTCGTTTAATTCACAGATAATGACGACCAGATACGGACGAACCATCAAAAAGCCCACGGCTGTCTATGTTCCTGAACTCGTCCATTTAGAGGATGATTACAGCGAAGATGAATACGACAGCGACTATTCGGCGAGTAGCGACATCTTGACGGAAGATGAGGGGTGTTCGGATGACGACGACGATGATGAGGGAGAGTTCGAGGAAGACGACGAGACCGAGGTTGGAAGTCTCAAGGATTTCGTCGTCTCTGATTCAGAAGAACAGAGTGATAGTGAGAGTGAAAGTGCTTAAAAAAATTAAGCGTTTTTAATAATAATGGAAACTGATATCGGTAACCCAATTCATTACTCCCCAGACATTAACGTAAAGGATGATGAAAGCGTCGGGCGTGATGAAGACGCGTACTATCACCAACAGCAACAACAAATGCCCATGATGCATCCCATGATGCACATGTATCCACCTCCACCACCCTCAACTGATTCGAATAAATTGGATTTTTCCAACTTGGACAAAAATACATACATCGTGATGTTCATCGCGTTCATTGTAGGGTTTTTCATGGGTAAAACGATGCAACCTGTAATTCTTAGAGCGATGTAAGTTCATCTTCTTCTTTTTGGTATCCAACGAAACCACCAATACTACCACTCTTAGGTTCGGTGAAATATGCGCGCGACACGAACAGCGGATCTTTTAGGTTTTCCCTGAGAACCTGCGACGCTGTGGCTTTGTCCTCCTTTTTCGCTTTCTCATCTAAGAGGGGTTGGTACACGACGATGAAATACGCGACGATGGCGATAGTGATGATGTTTAACACGATACTAAACATCTATAATGTAATTACACATATTTTTTACGAAGTTCTTTCAGATATTTTTCCAAATCTTGCACGGCGGCGCCGAAGCGCTTGGAGACGACACGATATCTATTTTCAGCTAAGCGCGCCCGTTCCCTGTACGCGCGTTCCTTCTCAAAAGCGTTCACGGCATCTTGCCACGCCTTGTGCACCACAGCCAGTTTGCTGCGTCTGTAAAAGTAGGCCATCTTGACCTTTTCGCGGAGGTCATCGAGTTTCTGACGCTCTGAACGATTCATTTTTTCCGTGACGCGTTTGGACAGACGGACTTTCATGAGTATGTTTATATTAAAATTTAATTCTCAACTTCCTCCTTGGTCTCGGCAGCTTCGGCAGCTTCGGCAGCTTCGGCAGCTTCGCGCGCTGCCTGTCGTTCTTCGATTTCTCTGGCGACGATTTCATCGGCTTCCTTTACCAAGTCTTCCATCGGTGCGTCGGGCTTTTCCTTCTGCAACTGACTGAGTATTTCAGCTGGGTGACGAACCGGGGCTTCATCTGGCTTTGTGTAGAATTTGCTGTTTTCATCACCCGGGACGAAATGATTCGTACCCGCGAGCATGCCACGCTTACGTTCTTCAAACATCTTGGCGGCGTGCGCTTGAGATTCTCTGTATCCAGACATGATTTCTTCAAGACGATCATTTTGATAATGCACGTCTTCGATCTTGCTGTCATCCGGAGGGATCAAAATCCACTTGTACATGTCAACGACGTAGATGTTGAATTCACCACTCTCCTTTTGCAATTTCTTGGCGTGAGACGCGGCTTCGTCTCTCGTGGCGAAACATCCTCGAATCTTGATGCCAAACTTATCACACTTTTGCGGTGCTTCGGGGCCCACGATGGAGAGGCACGCGAAGACCTGGCCCGGGACGGTAAGATAATCTTGCTCAAGGAGAGACATGTTCTTTTCTACTAATATAGGTACGTTTAACTTTAAGCTATTAAAATCACGGGAGTTTTATGAAACTAAAGAGTTGTTTCGTGATGTCACATAATTCGACGTAATCTTGTTGACGGAAATTTTCTTTATTTGCATCCAGTAAATATTGAAGACGGCGAATTAATTTTAAATCGGTGTCCTGTGTGCCCTCTATGACGGCTTGTAAACACCTGTCTTTATCGACCGGAAAACTATCGGTCGTCAGTATATATAATAAACAATCTATGTTACCTATGTATGAACAAAACTCTGCAACGTTTTCCGACACTTCACACCCGTTTTCAAACGCGTACCGAAGGCATTCCACGGAGTTTGATTTGACGGCGGACATCACGACGTGTTCGTTCCACGGACATCCATTTTCGTGTGCAAATTTGAGGCATGCGAGGGAATCGGCTTCGGCAGCGGCCGCGCACGTGTGTGCGTCCCACGGCACGCCCTGTTCGTGTGCGAGTTTCAAACCATCAACATCACCTTGACTGGCAAAAAAAGTAGTCGACATCGTGCGTCGATGAATGGGGTCTTCGTGCATTTTAAAAAGAAGACGCTTTACTTTATACATGGATGATAAAATTAATGAATTCGTGAAAACGATATATAATAAACTTGGCCCGGGATATAATGAATGTGTGTATCACAAAGCTATGGAGGTTTTGTTGAGAAAACACGGCGTACAATACGAAAGTGAAAGAATCGTACCCATCGTCTTCGAGGGGCACACGATAGGTAACGTACGGAGTGACATCATCGTGGAGGGTCGTCTCGTTTTAGAATTTAAATCGGTTCGGAACTTGACGGACGCGGCGGCGCTTCAGACCCGTAACTATCTTCATCTGACTGGACTGACCCTTGGCTATCTGATAAACTTTGGTCATCAAAAGCTTGAAGTTGTGAGAATAGAAGCATGAACGGGAACGATTTCGCCATTATTTCGTAGCTTTGTTGGGACTCTCTCTGATATCGGTCGGGGTCTTTGAGACCTTCCTGTAGGATATATTTCGCGCGGTCTAGATGAAAAATGACTTCTTTAATACAATAGTCCATTACATGTCTAACGTTATACACTCTTTAAACTATTACACCGTGGGTATGAATTCCCAATGCAGGTCCTGACATATCTTTTTCCATATGACATCCTGTTGATACAACTTTTGAGAGCTCTTTAGGAGGGGGAAAAATTGTAAATATTGGTCTTGGGACAAAAGTTCACAGAACTTGTACAACACGTAGCTGTAACTCAAGAAATTCTTGCGTTCGGAGGGGCAATTATCGTCGAAAGGTTTTTGAATTTGTGTGAACATCATGCGCAGCCTCTCCTCGAGTGCTTGGGACATTTTAGGTGGTTTCGCGCCGTTAAGCATGTTTGTGATGTATGGGGTGTGCTCATAGTATTTATTGTATTTGAGCTTTTTCAACAAACCCCTGACTTTGGCGTGTGTGATGTCACACATCTTTTTAATCTTCATCTTTTTGAGTTCCACTCGAAGTTGTTCTATGACTTCATCGGGAATCGTCGTCGTCTCTTGCGCTTGGAACTGCGATAACCATTCGTTGAAATGATTCTCTCTCTTGTACGAATAATTAATAATTTTACTCGTCTCCTGTTCCTCCTTCCACGTGAGTTCGTCCGATATCAGTTTCATGAGCACGAGGCCACACCCATCGCACACGAGTTCACTCGCTTCGTGACAATGTATGACGTTGCTATTTTCACAGCTATCACACCTATCTAATCTATTCGACTTGGATTTTCTCTGTATGGATTGATTTTCTACTTCTATGAGATAATCCGTGTACAGACTTCCCCGAGCTAACCCTTGCGTTTCTTTGACATTGAACACGTTATCGTTATTCGTTGTCGTCTCCACGTCTTCTTCGGCGTATTGATTCATGTATGGCATGCACTTTATGATGTACTGGCTCATCTCTTCCTCATACTTTGACTTATTGTGTGGTTCATCCTCGATGAGTTGGGTCCATTCATCAACTTTATTTGTGAATCTACTTAAAAAGTTACCCTCCATATTCATGTAAATGGCCAATCTTTTAACTAATATAATTATTTGGGTATATGGAAAGTACAAGAATTTCCTCAAAATACGCGATTACTCGGTCAGTAAGGTATTTTTGGAGTACGAAGTCGATTTAGGTATGAAATATCAAATCGACGAACACGACCAGTTCTGGTTGGACGAGAAAAAATGCTGGGACGAAGGTGAATCTGAATTTTATTTAGACGTCACCAACCGCCCATTCGCCGGTACGGAAGTTCCCCAAAACGTCGTGCGAACCATTTTCCGAGTTCACTACTGGTACAACGACCAGCGCTACAAGTACTGCACCTATAATCCAGATTTTGAATGGCCCCCGAATGAAGGGTCTTCCGCGTTTTCTTTCAGCATACCGCTCACGTCGGTGGTGCTCGTGGACGAGGACGATAAGCCCGTGCGCGACATCACGTCTAAAGTGAAACGTTACGCGGGTCCTCGCGGTGATTTCGAAGGTTCGGAGGTTCGCATTCGAGATTTACTTTTTTATGACGAAGACACTTTGAACAAAAGTTATCCCAAAATTCAAATTACAAACGCGTTAGGTATGAAGAAAGTCATTTCAACGCTCACCGGCACCACTACTGACTTTCGGTCGCTTTAGTGGCCAGGTAGAACTTGAGGTAACCTAGATTTGCCACATTGTAATGTAATATCAAGAAAGCGGCTTCTTGTAAAAGTTGCACCGAAGCACACATCCCCGTGGCTTTTGTGAATATGTTTAGATACTTTAGAGAATACACACCCGACACCGCTTCATCTGTGTTTTCTATAGTTTCCAGTGACGTTTCTTGATTCGCGAAATCCCCTTCACACGTGAGTTTCATGACATTTTTGTATCTGGCGATGGCTATTTCTGAGCCAATGTTACCCATGTCGCGGCAGATGCGTTGAAAGTCCACGGACTGCATGGTTGTCATGCACGAGCACTTGAGTTCGGGAACTTCGATTTGGTTTTCGTCGATATCTAAGAGTTTGAGTTGAAACTTTGATTTTTGTTTCTTCGCTTCGGAAAGGATTTCGAGGTCCATGTACTCCTTCGTCGTGATGGAGATGGTCAGCACGTCGCTGTTGCTGATGGACTTCAACAGCTTGAAGGTGTTCGCGATGTTTATTCCAGCGATGACTGGTTCTGGACATTCGTATTCTTCGAAATTATCGGCGGAGAGTTGTAAATCCACGAGACTGCTCCGAGCCGTGTCAAGAGTAACGATGGAGACACCTTTAGATGTGAAATAGATGTTTACATCGTTAAGAATTTCTTTAAGAACCTCAAAGACGGATTTTACCGCCGACGATTGGATGGTGACCAACCTCATTTTTATTAAAAAGGTGCGTTATTTCTTTATTTGATTGTAGGCGTCACTTACGCTCATGTTTATTCTAGCTTCAAGTTCCGGTGTCATCGGTGGCATGAGGGATGCGCCGTAATCATCCATTTCATAGATGCCCCCGCCGTTTCGGACGACGTCGTCGTGTTCGAGCGACGTCATGGTGCACGAAAATCCACCGATATCCGTGTAGTGCACTTCTTCACTCGGGAGCAGAGACATGAGCCACGCTTTAATTTCTGCACCGACCAGGACTTTTCCGTTTTTCGTGAGTAAAGTCGGGACCCGTGTGATTTTATGTTTATATTCAGGCGGAATCCCCCTCTGATTAATGTTGTGATAGTGCACCAGCGGTTGCAGCTGCGGCCTGGCCTTTATGAAATCAATGAGCTCTCTGCTGTGTTGACACTTCGGGCTAAATATCAGCAATGACATTTTATTATACAACGATTATTTTCTCTAAAAAAATTAACGCAAGTATATATATATGAAGACATTCATTCTCATTCTCCTCGTCATCGTGGTGATTGCCCTCACCATGAACACCAAGCAGCGCGGCACTGAGAATTACCAGGAGCTTTTTGGTTTCAATGGATACACGAAGCCGGTGAACCAGGTCATGTTGGATGACCAGAAGTTCGACACGTCTCAGTACCAAGAGGTTGAGGCTGCCGTGAGTCACGATCTCATGGAAAAGTTGGTCCTGACCACGAACAAAGAAATCACCAAGCGAACAGATGATTGTTCGTACATCATCGAAACCACCGCTGTGAAGAAGTATTCCAAGGATGGTCAGGACGTGTACAAGTGCATGTTCATGTGCGTTCGCGCCAAGGGTTTCGCGTTCGGTTTCTCCGTCGTGGCGACGTTGTCTGTGAAAGGTGACGACGTCAAGGTGTTGTCCCTTCGCACGCAACCGATGGACGTGCAGGCGCCGTCGGACGTGTCTCCGTACGTGCAGGACGTCGCGAAGGAGTACGTGGACTTCGAACTCGTGAAGGAGAAAGTTGTTCCTACTACGAGTGAGTTAGAGGCGGCTAAAGAAAAACTTCAATAAATTCAGATGATAGACATCAATGATATTCACAAATTCGATGTGCGACGTCAGGAAATAAAAAAAGAATTGTACACAAAAATTTATGAACAATTTGAAAGAAAAATCCGACAGCAAGTGGAATTAGGGAGAGACAAATACGTTTTACTTCAGGTACCGGTGTACGTTTTAGGTTTCCCCAAATTCGACCGAGAAGCGGCGGCGCGTTACCTCAGCAGACAGCTCAAGCGGGGCGGATTCGAGGTTCAGATGGTAGGGGAAATCAATATTTTCGTGTCGTGGTTGCCGAAAAAGAAAAAGGTCAGGCCCGCACCCCAGCCTCGGGAAGAAGAACCAATCGAGTTCCCAACTTTAATGAACCTACGAAAAGCCGCGAGTGCGTACAAGAAGGGTTAAAATTATTTCAGTTAAATGTAGTATGGATAACTTGAACGTACTTGTCGAAGCTAAGAAAGAGTATATGGGCCAATTGTGTCTCATCATGGTTCCGGCGATGATTGAAACTTTTGAAAATTTGTACAACGAGTCTGTGACGATGTCCAAGGGTAAAAAGGTTCTCATTCAATATCAAAAGTTGTTGAAAGACGTCCCCAACTGGAGTGACACCATGTCTAAACAGCACAGCGATAACATCACGAATCGTTGCGCCTGGTTCAGCGACCTCCTCGCCGCGGTGTTCGTCGCGTGCACGAAGATTCTCAGCTCGGTGCGTTTGAAGTCCGATGGTCAGAAGATTTCTTTAAAATTGCCGACGAATGAAATTTTTATTCAAACGTGTTACAACAACGTGGCGAAAGAATTGTATAAAGACCCGTTCGTCTATCACGAAGAACAGAGCGAATACGCGAGAGATGAAATTTTGACCCGGCGTTTCACCGCGTGCATCGAATCATCCGTGAAGGAGCTCATCCCCGTGCAACAGATTTTACAGACGTACATGAGTTCGACCGACCCGGAGAAGAACATCGACCTCGCGGACCCAGAAGACACGGAAGACCCGGACTTGTACGAAGAAGAACAGGTGCAGACTCAGCCGATGGAGCCGGAGACAGGGCCGGAGCCGGAGCCAGAGCCAGAGTCGGAACCTATGGAGTCACAGCCAGTGGAACCCACCGCATCGATGCCGATTGGTTTGGAAAATGAATTCAAAACCATCCCCGACGTTCCGGCCGAAATCCAGGAACCGGAGGAACAGGAGGCGATGGCTCCAGTGGAAGACGACGGCGTTTTGTTTGGGGATGCTCCAGAACGACGACGTTAAAAAGAAAACCTCCACTTAATAATAATGGAACTCAGTGATTATCTTCGCGACCCGTTCAGTGCGGCGCTCATCGGCGCTGGCATCACCGCGGGTTACATTCACCTGAAGGCCCAGCTCAACAACGAAGGAAAGTTGCAACTCGCGCAGTACACCAAGCCGGCGGCGCTGAACGCGATTTTGATTTATTTTATTGTTTCAAATGGTTTGGGTCAACGTGAGACCATTTCCATGGAGCCCTTTTAAATGCTTAATTAAAGATTTTACAAGTTAATATAATAGAAAAATGGCTTCTGTTTCGGCGTTTAACGAGATGATGGCGAACTTTATTGGGGAACTTGGAAAAGCCTTTCCAGAGGAAAAGGCTATTAAGAAGTTCGAGACATCGTTTGACCTGCTCCGAAAGAGTAACCCGCGAAAAATTGTAGAGACATACATGGCTGGGATTGGCCCGTACGCCGAGCGCATTTCTCAGCACGATTCAACTTTACTGGACGAAGACATCAAGTTTTTGAGTGACATGAACATGAAGCAGAACTGGGCGAAAGCCAGTCAGGCGACACAGGGTGCGATCTTCCAGTATTTGCAAACGCTGTACATGATCGGTGTCACGATCACGACGATCCCAGCTGAGACGCTGGTGGCCATCGAGGGATTGGCGAAGGAATGCGCGGCGAAGATGGAATCCGATGGTAGCACCGAAGGAGGTCTCAACCCGGACGCGCTCATGAAGATGTTAGGTGGTATGTTGAAAAAATAAACCTCTTGTTATATTAAATGAAACCCTGGTTTGAAGATTTCAAAGAGCTCATCCGCTCGGACAAGGTTTTAGAATTTTGGCCGACAAACGCGCAGACCCCAGCCGATAGAATCAACGCGGCCTCTCGTTTTGTGATTTACGCGTCGTGCATCATCTACTTGATTCGTCGCGACCCTCGCATTTTCGTTCTCGGTATTACCGTCCTCGGCGTTCTCATCGTCATGTATCGCTCGAACATGGTGAAGGGAAGTCAGGGAAGACCGACCGTGAGTGAACAATACACAGGAAATACTTGCCAAATGCCGAACGAGCACAACCCGATGGCGAACGTTTTGTTGACCGACATCACCGACGACCCCGAACGCGCGCCGGCGTGCTTCTACCCTTCGGTGAAAGGGCACGTGAAGTACTTCGGCGAAGACCGGGTGCAGTACGACGGGGGTCGTTCCCGCACGTCGATGCCCGAATTCCAACGCAATGCCTCGGCTCGTCAGTTTGTGTCCATGCCCGTGACGTCCATCCCAGGAGACCAAACGGCGTACGCGGAGTGGTTGTATGGTGCAAAAATGGGACCGATGTGTAAGGATGGATCCATGTCCACGTGCGACCCGAATGCCAGAGGGGCGCAGTTGGGTGCTTTTAGAGGTTTGCAAGCGAGTGGTGACCGAAGATGATTTTCTCCACTACTATTAATATAAAAGCGATGGCGTATCAACTTCAGCCTGGCCTTTCGATTGTTGAAAACTCTGGTGCCCTCCCG